CTTCGAAGGACCCGAAGGCCGATCAGCTTGTGAACAGCAACATGCCCCAGCCTGGCGGACCACCCGTCGACGGTTCAACCAGTGCAACACCGGGCGACAGTGCCGATCCGAATGCCGACCCCTCGGCGAATGGTGACGCCGCTATACAAAGCGGGCTCGATGATGCGAACAGCCTCATCGACTCAATATTCTCGACTCTCGGGATTCCCGATGGATGAGAACTCCCTCTCGCACGTGTATGACCCGACCAAGCGTCGAGAGTACTATCTGAGGAATCGTCAACTGAAGGGCCGTAAGCGCGGTTCTGGGCAAGCGACGAAACCCCGGGTCAAGTCGAGAGCGGAGATCGCGAAGGAACGGCACGCACACCTTCAGGAGCAAGTTTCGGCCCTCAAGGGTCGTCTCGAAAGGCTCCAGGCTGCGCTGAAGATCTTGGTCGAGCAGGCCAAGAAGCGCAGCGGGGTGAAGCCGACCAAGACCGCTACCGCCAAGAAGACCGTTTCCTTTCAGCAGAAGTCCGACGCCAAACCTCAGAAGCTCACCACAGCTCAGAAGAAGGCGAAGGCCGAAGCCGAGAAGAAAGTTCGTCGTGAACAAGCCATCAAGGATGGCACGGCAACAAACGGTGACCTTTCGGAAGAGGTCAAGTCCCTGAACGAGAGAATCAAGACCATCCACGCGAGGATCGAGAAGATGCACAAGAGCGGCGCCCTCGGATCTCGGACCAACACGGAGAAGTAGGAAGGAGCAGTCAAAATGGCAACCGAAATCGAAGCCGACTTCGGCGGCTGGGCCACGAAGGCTGGTCTCAAGTGCACTGACGGTCGAACCATCATGCGCGGTGCTTTCGAGCACATGGATCAGGAGCAGGTTCCTCTGGTCTGGCAGCACGCCCACAGCGACCCGACGAACGTTCTGGGTCACGCGATCCTGGAGAACCGCGACGAGGGCGTCTACGCCTACGGGTTCTTCAACAACACCAAGCAGGGCCAGAACGCCAAGAACCTGGTCCAGCACAGGGACATCAAGTCCCTTTCCATCTACGCCAATCAGCTGGTGGAGAAGGCCAAGAACGTTCTTCACGGCCAGATCCGCGAGGTGAGTCTCGTCCTCGCTGGAGCCAACCCTGGCGCGAAGATCGACTATGTCGCAGTCCAGCACGGCGACGGCAGCATCGACGTCCTGAACGACGAGGCGGTCATCTACGGCTTCGAACTCGAACACGCCCTCGACGAAGAGGGCGACGAAGAGGACGACGAGTCCTCCGACGAGAACGAGACCGACGAGCAGGACGACGAAGAGGGCGACGAGTCCTCCGACGAGAACGACGGTTCCAGCGATGAGGGTGGTGACGGTGGTGCGGAGCACTCCGCCATTTCCCACGCAGTGGGTGCCGACGCGACCGTCCAGGATGTCTACGACTCCATGTCGCCCGAACAGCAGAACGTTCTGCACTACTTCATCGGCGTCGCGCTCGAACAGGCCGCGAACGACGCCCAGCACTCCGCCCTCTCCCACTCCGAAGAAGGAGGCGACGACATGTCGCGCAACGTTTTCGACCAGAGCGACGACACCAAGAAGGGTGGGTCGCTGAAGCACACCCTGACCAAGGACGACGTCCGCGGCATCGTCAAGAAGATGGAGAAGGTCGGCTCCCTGAAGGAGGCCGTCGAGGACTACGCCCTCCAGCACGGCATCACCGACATCGACATCCTCTTCCCGGATGCCAAGGCGGCCACCGGTGTCATCGAGCTGGAGAAGCGCCGGACCGAGTGGGTCGCGAGCGTCCTCAACGGCACCCGCCACACCCCGTTCTCCCGGATCAAGACCTTCACGGCCGACCTGACTCAGGACGAGGCTCGCGCCAAGGGCTACATCAAGGGCAACTACAAGATCGAGGAGTGGTTCGGCGTCACCAAGCGGACCACCGGTCCGACCACGATCTACAAGAAGCAGAAGCTCGACCGTGACGACATGCTCGACATCACGGACTTCGACATCGTCGCCTTCCTGAAGGGCGAGATGCGGCTCATGACCGAGGAGGAGATTGCGCGTGCGATCCTCATCGGCGACGGCCGCGACGTGACCGACGAGGACAAGGTCAAGGACCCGCTGGGTGCCGCCGACGGTACCGGCGTCCGCTCGATCCTCAACGACCACGAGCTGTTCGTCACCGAGGTCAACGTCAACGTCGACGACGCCGACCCCAGCGGCCGTGGTTACGAAGAGGTCATCGACGCCGTCATGGACGGCATGGAGTTCTACAAGGGCACCGGCACCCCGACCTTCTACACCACGGTTCCGCAGCTCAACAAGTTCCTGAAGTCGCGCGACGGTCAGGGTCGGCGCTTCTACGCCAACAAGCAGGAAGTCGCGGACGCTCTCGGCGTCAAGGACATCCAGCTCGTCGAGCCGATGAAGGAGATCCCCGACCTGGTCGGCATCATCGTCAACCTCGACGACTACAACGTCGGCACCGACCGCGGCGGCGAGCTCACGATGTTCGACGACTTCGACATCGACTACAACCAGCAGAAGTACCTGCTGGAGACCCGCATGTCGGGTGCGCTGGTCCGTCCGAAGTCGGCTCTGGTCATCAAGAAGACCGCAGCGGACAGCGTCGAGGTCACTCCGGCAGAGCCCGCCTTCAACCCCAACACCGGCGTCGTCACGATCCCGACCGTCACCGGCGTGGTCTACAAGAACAGCAGCGGCACCACGCTCACCGCAGGCGACCAGACCGCTCTGGCGGCCGGTGCGTCCACCACGGTCTACGCGCAGCCCACGACCGGTTACCACTTCGAGATCAACGCGGACGCGTCGTGGCAGTTCACGCGCAAGGCGTCCTGAGCTCCTACTGACTAGGGGCTGACCGCATGACTCGATATTTCGGAAAGGTAGGTTACGGCACATCTGTTGAAACGAAGCCCGGTATCTGGGATGACGTGATCGTCGAGAAGACATATTCCGGCGATGTCTTTCGGAACATCCGGCAACTTCGCGAAGGAGAGCACGTTAATGGTGATCTCTCCGTGAATAACTCAATCAGCATTGTGGCTGATGCGTACGCCAATGCGAATTTCATGTACATTCGCTATGTCGAGTGGGTGGGGACCCTGTGGACGGTTTCTGATGTTGAAGTCAGGCGTCCCCGCCTTCTCCTGACATTGGGGGGTGTCTATAACGGACCGACGGGAACAGTTGCAGACACTCCTTGAGGGGGTGTTGGGTAGCGGTCACGTATATTTCCAGCCCCCCTCTAACGTGCAAATGCAGTATCCCTGCATCGTGTATCAGCGAGACAGTGCTCGCACTGAGTTCGCAGGCAACAGGCCGTACAACTACACGCAGCGCTATCAACTGACGCATATTTCCAGGGATCCTGCTGATGAGACCCTGGCGAGGATTGCAGCTCTGCCCCTGACGGCTTATAACCGTTTCTTTGTGGCGGACAACCTCAATCATGACGTCTTCGAGCTCTACTTCTGAGGAGCAACATAAGCATGACCACTCTCAAGTGGGACCAGCCCGGAGAGCGCACCTACGAAACTGGTGTGTCCAACGGCGTCCTCTACCTCCAGAACAACGGCGTCTACGACGAGGGTGTCGCCTGGAACGGTCTGACCACTCTCACCGAGTCTCCTTCCGGCGCCGAGTCGAACAAGCAGTACGCCGACAACATGGTGTACCTGAACCTGCTCTCGGTCGAGCAGTTCGGCGGCACCATCGAGGCCTTCACCTACCCCGACGAGTGGGCCGAGTGCGACGGCTCGGCCGAGCCGACCGCTGGTGTTCTGGTGGGCCAGCAGGCACGCCGGACCTTCGGTCTGTCGTATCAGACCAAGGTCGGCAACGACATGGACCCGGACGCCGGGTACAAGATCCACCTGGTCTACGGCGCCCTGGCCGCTCCTTCCGAGAAGGCGTACGCCACCGTCAACGACTCGCCCGAGGCGATGGGTCTGAGCTGGGACATCTCCACCACTCCGGTCGAGGTCCCCGGCACGAACCCGTCCACCGGCAAGCCGTTCAAGCCGACTGCCAGCATGACCGTCGACTCGACGAAGGTCGACGCAACGGCTCTCGGAGCCCTCAGGGATGCTCTCTACGGCACCGCGGGTACGGACCCCCGTCTCCCGCTCCCTGCCGAGGTCCTCGCCATGTTCTCCGGCACGGTCACTCAGGTCACCCCGACCCCGCCGACCTACGACAACGCGACCCACACCATCACCATTCCGGCGACCGCCGGAGTCAACTACTACATCGACGACGTCCTCCAGACCGCAGGTCCGGTCGTCATCACCGAGGACACCGTCGTCAACGCCGCTCCGGCTCCGGGGTACAAGTTCCCGGCCGTCACGGACGACGACTGGTTCTTCGACTACTCGTGATCCAGTTCTGACTGAAGGGAGGCCTGAGAGTGCTCA